TGATCATAACGATCATAAACAGTACCTTCTGTCCAATCTATTCTTGGAATACAATGGTACATGTCGTTACCAGTGATTTTCTTAGCACCGATCATGCTACGATAGACTTCATACAAAGAAGTCACTGAGCTATTGGCCTGTTGTGGTGCTAAATCGTTTGCCCAAGGCTCTACTTTTCCAATAGTAAAGTATATGCTAGAGTTGGCAGCTTCGGTTACAGCTTCTTTGAACTGCTCCGCATTGTAAATATTTAAGTTTTTTGAATAAACTGATACGACCATATTACTCTCTTTTTATCTTATAAATCCATAATAAACGTTACCAGATGTATTTGACTGACCTTCAAGTGTGTAGTCAATCTGTTGTACAATGAACACGTTTGCGTTAGCAATAGAAGCCGCAAATATTCCGTTTGCTATATTTATAGTATCTCCTGTTTGGAATTCTAAGTATACAATATCGCCGTTAGATATTCCGTGATCAGTTTTTATTACCCTAACATTACTATACACGGTATTAGAATCTGTATTGACACTAACCACATTAGCAACATAATTTGCCAAATGATACACAATAGTCTTGGTGCTATTAGCAGTAGACACTTGAATATTCATTGTATTGCCTTCATCTACAGAAGTATATTCACCAAATAAACTCATACCTGCAGGATGTGCTAAATCTTTTAGTGCTTTTCTATAGTTGGCGATGGCTTGTTTGACGCGAACAACATATGAATAGTTGTGATAATATCTTCCGTCTTGCAAGAAGTTGAAACTGCTGAGATGACCATCGTCGTTTAGATATCTACCAGGATATGTAAATACACCTTGAACGATTGTAGCATTTACCTGAGCAGTACCAGAACCATGATGTCGTAAGTTGATTGTTGGCGGTGTCTTATAACCTGAACCGCCTGAGAAGATAGTTAGTGAAAGAATGGCGCCAACATCATCGGCGGTGCTTACCAGCATTTCGCCTGCACCGAGAACTGATACGACAGCTATATTTGCTCCTGCACCTGTTCCCGAAAGCACATTTGCAGTTGGTAGCTGCAACATGTTATAGCCAGAACCACCAACATAGTGACCAGGGACTTCTTTGAACTTCACGCTTGTGATTGCGCCTGTTCCATTTACAGAAGCAACATATCCTCTGGCGCCGATGCCCGCTCCAAGAGTTGCATATGGGCGATTGATTATCTCAATCTCATCGTTAACAGCGTATCCATTACCAGGATTAACGATTGTCATCTTACCAAGAATACCTAGGTCTTTTACTCTTGTGTTGGCCTGTGCTGACAGTGTAGTATTACCAAGATAGTTTTGACCACCATTAAGAACAACAACTCTCTGTATTGGTCCAGTATTTGCATATGTGAAGAATTGCATAGAGTTTGCTAGTGAAGTATACAAACTTGGCTTCTTAATCACCTGAAAAGGTTGATTGGTAAGAGGGCCTGTAAAACCAGGGCTGCTTACAATCAATTGATTTGTTTTTGAATTTGACGCCAATATTGTTACGTTTGTTCCAAAACAGAAGATATTATCGTATGTTTCAAAGAATACATTAGAGTTTGCTTTCCAGAAGTTTAGGTTGATAGTAGTTACACTTGCACCTGTTCCGCAGCTAATTGTTAGATTTGAATATGCTGAGAATGGTGCTGTTAAAACGTCAACTCTTTCAAATGAAAGATTTCCTGGAATTTGAGGTGTAAACTGAATGTTTGTTGTATTTACTGTATTTGATGAGATATACAGAATGTAATTTGTGTCTGTTGATACGTTATAAACATTTAAAGAATCGCCTGTCTTGAAATATACATTAGAATTTGCAATATACTGATCAAAGTATAGTCGATCAACAGATGTACCAGAAATAGAATTAGCAACAAGATTTGATGTATTTGCAGGAACAGATACTAAAACAACATCTAGATTTGGGTATGCAAAGGTTTCATATATTGAACTAGACAGATTACCAATAATAGAGTTGGCTTCAGATTCGATTGTAGATATTACAATATTATATGAATTTGGATGAACAGTCTCATCGGTATTTACAAGAGACACATAAGCATTGGCGCCCGAGCCAGTAGGGCTTGATACTAGAATGAGATTTGAGTTTTGAAATCCTGCGCCACCATCCATAGGCGAGATTGTTTTAATAGCCGCTTTAGAAACTTCAGATACAACAATTACAGCGCCAGATCCTGTGTTACTTTCGATGATTGCGGAGTCACCAACTGAATAGTTATTGCCTCGATTTAATATGTCAACTCTAACAATGATACCAGAGAACACATTGGCCGAAATATACTTAATCTGACCTTCTTCTTCAAACAAAGCACTAACTTTTTCACCAGCAGTAAAGTCTCTTACTTGGTTAGAAACTTTTAGTTCTTTAACGATAACGCCGTTTTCATAGTAAACATCTACAGATTCCACAGTTGCGGTTGCATTTGATGTTAGGCCACGAACTTGACGACCAGTAAAGTTCTTAGCTGTGTATATTCCAGAATCAGATACGTTGTTAACTTGAATATCTAAAACTTTAAGTGATTTTTCTTGATACCACTTACCGTCAGACGCCTTAAGAATGTCTCTCTTTGGATAATAGAAATCTGTTTCCAAGTCATATAGAATGGCCAATAGAAACTCAATAGACTTTTCCGTACCTCTTGCACGATAGAAGTCCTTGATGTGCTTAATCAATAGAGACTTATCGGCAATAGTTTTATCTGGCAAAAAGGCTAAAAATTGATTGTAAAGCTTTTCAGAGTATAGATCAATTGTCTTATCTGGATCTAAGGCGTCACGAAACCCTTTAGCTCTCTCAATCGTTTTACCTTCTTGTTCAAGATATTGATAGTATGCTTCAATAAACTTGATAAAAGTGGGATGATCATTCCTAACAAAGAATGGTGCTTGAGATGTTACAAAATTTGAAATGCCTACGTTTGTATTAGCCATTATTCCGCTTCTACTCTAAGTTGGATTGCAAAAGGATCACCTTCGTCAATACTAATTATTCTGTTTCTCAAAGGAGGAATAATTTCATTCTGTGCAGGAATATTGAAAGTCAGAACGTCAGCAGGATAAAAATCGTTAGCTATCAATGACTGAGCATTAAATGATTCCAAAAAGACTTGCCCTGTGTTATAGTCAATAGTTCCTGCATTTGCATTGATAATGATTTTTTCACCATTGTTTTCGAAGTAGAATGTTCTGAGTAAACCTGTTCTTGCTTCTAGAATTGCTGTTGCCGCTGCTTCTGAGCCGCCGCCACCGTCGATGCTGATAGTTGCGCGAGTATAGTTAGAACCTTTATTTGTGACTGTAATCTTAGAGATTTTACCATTAACTATTGTTGCAATGGCAGAAGCACCAATACCATCACCCCTGATGTTTATTGTAGGGATAGAAGTGTAGTTTATACCAGGATTTTCTACAAGAATTTCTTCAATGCCTGTAAATGATTCTGGAACTTCTTCAACAAATATTTTTCTTAAAGTATTCGTTGAATCTAAAACATTTGCTTCTGGGAATGTGTATAGCTTTGAGATGTAATCACCTTTACGCAATGGCAAATTGAAGTTTACTCTTACGTTTTCTGAGCGGCCTAAATTTAATATCTGGCGCTTTTGTAGATATACCTGAATGTCTGAGCCTGTGATAGAACGTTCTGCATTTTCGATGTAGCTCTGTAGCTTTGACTTGCGGAAAGTAGAATCAAAACGTTTTAGTTCAGCATCGTTATAATCTGAGATCGCTGCTTTTACCAATGTTAATATTTCATCGGCTGTAAGTGATGTCTTGCTTGGATTGTATGTGATGCGACCATTCATGGTAACATATTCAAAATCTGGATCAACAATTTCTGGAATAATTGTCATAACATTTCTAGAACGAATCAAATTTTCTTTAATTTGTTCTTTCTGAAGAGTTGTAAGAATAAAGTTCGTCTTAGGTTTTAGTGACAAATAAATCTTACCATAAACAACCGGATCATTATCTTCTCCGCCCCAGCATGACACGGCATCGATGAATGGGAAATCTCTAGTGATGATTGTTTCATAGTCATTCTTTGTTACAGCACGGTTCTGTACAGTGTAATGATATGGCGCACGGAATCGAATCTGCTCAATTGTTTCTTTATCTTCTGCACCATAAGATGGTGAAATAGACTGAACAACTACGTTACTGCTATACTTACCACTAATTCTGTCAACGAAAGAGAAAGCGTTAATTGCATTGGCTACTGACCCTACATTATCAAGATATGTGATATTAATGATAGAACCAATCTTTGGTGACTTACCTATTACATTATCGCCAAATTGCACAACATAATTGGAATCTGTATCTTCTTCAATGAAATATGCTGCTGTATTACCTTGAACAAGAGTAATATCGTCATATTGATTGTAGACCGTTGTGTAGGTATTTGTAGAAGATTCTTGTACAGAAATCAATAGTGTTGTTGTGTCTACATTTGCTGATGGAATTTTAAATCTGCGGCGAGTATTCTGTGCATCCATTTCGTACTGACGAGTTACGACTTCGCCCTGTCTAATATTGACATTGGCAAAGTTAAAAGATCCATTCGTTTTTATTGCTGTATTAGAATAAAGTGTGACAAAAGGATAATTAACGCCGTTGACATCTGCACCAAGAAGGCGCGTAAACTTGTCGAGCGTTGTGGCCTGTGCTGTTGTGTCTTCTGAACCAGGTGCAGGTGTAATTGTTACATTGATTTTTGTTTCCGCACCACGACTGCTTTTTGGAACATAGTTCATAAGCTTTGCAACAGAGACCATGGATTCTCTAAGCTGCGCTGTGTCCATAAAAGATTCGTTACCAACCATATTGAGATAATAACCCATATAGTGAGTATTGTAGGCCAGCAGGTCAATAAGAACTGACATACCAGAACCTTCGAAGTCAAAGTCTTGAAATTCAGACTGGCTGCGAAGATAGTTCTTTAAATTTGTCTTGATTGAATCAAAATCAAGCTCTGCTATTCTTAGTGAAGTGTTGGCTGTACTCATCTAATGCGCTCTAAAAATAAGGTGATGACTGCGGGTTCGTTTCTATTTACTATGATAAAATACAATTTTACATCATAGCCATTGTTGTCATTATCAAATTTAATCTCTAAAGCTTGTACACTAATTCTAGGCTCAAACGTTTTTAATGTTTCGCGGATGGCATTTTCTAGAAAATTTGATGTAATTGGTGTTGCATTATCAAACAAAAGCTTTAGTGCATTGGAACCAATATATGACTGAAAAGGTCTATCATAGAAATTTGTCAATAGAAGATTGCGAACAGACCTCTTGATCGCTTCTGTGCCAGTTTTCTTCATCACATCCTTTGTTGTAGGATGCGGCATAAAATCTAAATCTAGATCAGCATAATCTTTTCTACGTGCTATTGTGTTTACCATGTGAGTATTTATGCTACCTTATCTTGGGCCGCCAGCGACTGGATTTTTTGGCGGTGGAATTGATACAACCATATCTTCCGCGTCTTGCGCTTTACCGGCAGTGTTCAAGTGAATATCGTTGCCGCCTTGTAGTGCCATATCTCCGCCAGATTTCATAGACATAGTGCCACCAGATTGTGTTCTCATAGCACCACCAGATTTAACATCAAGAGTGCTACCCGCATCTAGCATAATCTTGCCTTCTGCACCGATACCAACATCACCTTGACCAAGAATAGATACAGATTCCGAAGATGATGAAAGGGATAAACCGCCATCAGAAGAAATGTTTGTAACGCCTTCTGTGGTCATCTCAGTAGAGCCTTCAACCTTCAATGTCGAGTTCTTGGCCGATGTGTCCATATTACCACGAACAACTGTATTCATATTCTTTGCAGTAATATTCATATCGCCATTTACTGTGGTATTATGATTACCCTGCACTGTCATGTTATAATCGCCGTCTACACTCAAAGAACAATCGCCCTTGACGGTAACATCATATGCACCTGTGATTTGTACTCTATTCTCACCAAAAACAAATGTATATTGACCATTATGTGAAACGAACTGGACAGCACCGTCTGGCAAAAACTGTACCATAGAACCAGAACGGTGTTGTAATGTAATGCTTTCTGCACCTTCGCTGTCATCTAGTGTAAAGGTATGACCG